CGACGTGCAGGCCGGCGGGCTGGCGTTCGCCGCCACGCTGCCGGGCGGCGCGGTCGGCAAGTACCTGCGGCTGGCCTACGCCATCACCACCGGCGGCGGCTTCGTGACGGCCGGCCTCGTGAAGGACGCGCCGATGGGCGTCCGGCCCGCGTGAGTTTTCCCCTTTCCGACCCGCTGCAAGGCAAAGGACATACATCATGGCCACCCTAGGCACCGAGCCGATGACCCTTTCGGACTGGGCCAAGCGCCTGGACCCGAACGGCGACATCGTGAGCGTCATCGAGGCGTTGGAGAAAGAGTGCCCCATTTTGGACGACATCCCGTGGTTCGAGGGCAACCTCCCCACGGGGCACATGACGATGCTCCGCAACGCCCTGCCCGACATCACCACCCGCGCCTTCAACCAGGGCGTGAAGCCCACCAAGGGCGGCGTCACCAAGGTCACCGAGGCCGTCACCCAATTGGCCAGCCTGTTCCAGGCCGACCGCGACCTGCTGCGCCTGTCCAACAAGCGCAGCGAGTACCTGGCCAGCGAGAGCAAGGGCTTCCTGCAGGCCTTCAACCACGGCATCACCCAGCGGCTGTTCTACGGATCGCTCAAGGACAATCCCGCCGAGATCGACGGCTTCTTCGCCCGCTACAAGCCGGGCGCCTACGGGGCCAGCAACGTGATTACGGCCGGCGGGACGGGTTCCAGCAACGCCAGCGTGATGCTGGTGGGGTGGTCGAAGGGCAAGATCGCGGGGTTCTTCCCCAAGGGGTTCAAGGCGGGGTTCGAGTTCGAGGTCAAGGACGGCCAGACCCTGCTGGACGCCGACGGCGGCAAGTACCTGGGCACCGAGGTCTACTACTACTGGAACCTCGGGCTGGCCGTGGAGGACTACCGCTACGGCGTCCGCGTCGCCAACATCCCGATGTCGGGCACGGGCGCGATCACGTCCGACCCCAACGGGGCCGTGAAGCTCATCGAACTGATGATCCGGGCCAGCGAGCGCATCCAGGGCACCGACGGCGTGAGGCCGGTGTTCTACTGCAACCGGACCATCCGCGAGTTTTTGCGGCTGCAGATCGTCAACAAGGGCAACGTGAACCTGACCTTCGACACGGTGGCCGGGAAGCGCGTCCTGATGTTCGACGGCATCCCCGTCCGCCGCGTGGACGCCCTGCTCAACACCGAGGAGGCGGTATGACGGCCGACGAGACCGCCCCGGCGGCGCCGGGACGCAAGCGCAAGGCCGACCCCGACCCCGCGCCGGAAAGCGGCGGGGACGGGGCGGGGGCTTCGTGGACGTGCGTCCGCGAGTGCTATTGGCGCGGGCGGCTGTGGAAGCCGGGCGACACGTGGCGGGGGCCGGAGGCCCCGGAGCATTTCGAACGGGGGTGAGGCATGGTCCGCGGCCGGACGGACGTGGCCAACATCGCCCTGGCCCGCGCCGGGGCCGGGGCGGTGACCAGTCTGGACGAGGACCAGACGCTGGAGGCCCGGTCGCTGCGCCACGAATGGCCCCTCCTGCGCGACGCCGCCCTGCGGAGCCACCCGTGGGACTTCGCCTCGGCCACGGCCTCCCTGCGGAGGCTGGAAAGGCCGTCGGAGTTCCCCGGCGACCCGTCCGTCCCCCTCGCCGCCTGGGCCCTGCCGGCCGACTGCCTGCTGGCCCGGGAGGCGTGGGTGGACGGGATGCCCGAGCCCAAGGACCGGCCCCTGCGTGTGGCGCGCGCGGGGGCCGGCATGGCCCTGCACGTCGATGGCGCGGCGCGGGCCGTCCGGCTGGTCTACACCCGGCGGATGGACGATCCGGCCCGGTGGACGGCCGAGTTCGTGAACCTCGTGGCCTGGCGCATGGCCGCCCACCTGTGCATGGCCGTGCGGGGCCTGTCGGAAGGGCTGCAGGCCTGCCAGGCCATGCACGACCGGGCCCTGGACGAGGCCCGCCGGCAGGACGCCCGGGGCGACGCGGGAAGGCCGGAGGAGCAGCCCCGGTCCCTGTTCGAGACGTGCCGGACGTGATCGCCGCCGGGGGCCGGGAGCCGGTCGTCATCCCCTACACGCCCCGTCCCGAGCAGCGGCGGATGCACGACATGATGGACATGAGCCGCTTCTGCGTGTTCGTGGCGCACCGGCGCATGGGCAAGACCGTGGCGGTGGTGAACCACCTGGTCAAGGCCGCGCTGTCGCCCCCCCGGGAGGGACGGCCGGCCCATGACCGCCGATACGCCTACATCGGCCCCCTGCTGAACCAGACCAAGGACATCGCCTGGGCGTACCTCAAGCGGTACACGGCCCCCGTCCCCGGCGTGAAGGCCAACGAGACCGAGTTGTGGGTGCAGCTGCCCGGGGGCCACCGGATACGCATCTACGGGGCCGACCGCCCCGACGCCCTGCGGGGCCTGTACCTGGACGGGGTGGTCCTGGACGAGGTGGCCCAGATGAAGCCGGAGGTGTGGGGCGAGATCGTGCGCCCCGCCTTGGCCGACCGGAGGGGGTTCGCCGTGTTCATCGGCACCCCCAAGGGCCCCAACCTGTTCCATGAACTGTACCGGAGGGCCGAGAACCGGCGGAACTGGAGCCGGGGCCTGTGGCGGGCCAGCGAGACCACCGCCCTGCCGCCGTCCGAGTTGGAGGACGTGCGCCGCGAACTGTCGGAGAACCAGTACCGGCAGGAGTTCCTGTGCGACTTCCAGGCCGTGGCCGACGACGTGCTCATCCCGCTGGCCATGGCCGACGAGGCCGCCCGCCGCGTGGTGCCCGAACGCGAGCTGCTGTGGGCCGAGAAGGCCATCGGCGTGGACGTGGCCCGGTTCGGCGAGGATTCGAGCGCGATATGCCGGCGGCAGGGGCGGGTGTGCCACCCGCTGCAGGTCTTTAGGGGCATTCCCACCGACGCCCTGGCCGAACGGGTGGCCTTCGCCGTCCGCGAGTTCGCGCCCGACGCGGTGAACGTGGACGGCGGCGGGCCGGGGCCGGGGGTGATCGACCTCCTGCGGCGGTGGGGCTACGCGGTGAACGACATCCAGTTCGGGTCGAGGCCGCTGGAACCCGGCCGCTGGCACAACAAGCGGGCCGAAATGTGGGGGCTGGTCCGCGAATGGCTGCGGACGGGCGGGGCCCTGCCGGCCGAGGACGCCGAGCTGCGGGCCGATCTGTGCGCCCCGAGGTTCGGGTTCGGGGCCGACGGGCACCTGCTGAAACTGGAATCGAAGGACCGCATCAAGGAACGCGGGGGCCGGAGCCCCGACCGGGGCGACGCGCTGGCCTTGACCTTCGCCGTCCCCGTCGCCCCCCGCAGGCCCGAGCCCGCCGGCGCGTCGCGGGGGCACATCGGATTGTGGGATTGAAACGCGGTCCACGGCTTACGGCGCACGGCTTACGGACCGCGCCGTTCCGCGGACCGTCGGTTCCGTGAGCCGTGGGCCTTGAGCCTTCGGCCGGGAGGGTTCCCATGTGGAGTTTCCTGCCGCAACTGCTGGGCGGCCTGCTGGGGGTGGGGCTGTCGGGCTTGCTGAACAAGAACAAGGGCGGCCAGCAGACGCCTTCGTGGCAAGCCCCCGCCGAGGCGTGGAAGCCGCCCCCGCCGCCCGACCTGGGAAAGCCCGAGACGGTGAAGCCGGTGGACGAGGCTTACGAGGACCAGAAGCGCAAGGCGGCGGCGGCCATGGCCGCCAACCAGTCCAACCCCACCGGCGGCCTGGGCCTGCTGGGCGGGGCCACGGTGAAGAGGAAGACGCTTGGCGTGGCTTGAGCCCCAAAAACTCAACTTCAACGGCGGCGAGCTGTCGCCCGCCCTGCAGGGGCGGACGGACCTCGAACGCTACGAGACGGGCGCGGCGCTGCTGCGGAACTTCATCGCCCGGCCCCAGGGCGGGGCCTACAAGCGGCCCGGGACGCGGCTGGTGGCCGACCTCGGATGGAACCAGGGCCGGCCCGTCCGCCTCATGCCCTTCCGCTTCTCCACCGAGCAGTCGTACCTGCTGGTCTTTGGCCACCAGAAGATGCGCGTGCTGATGGACGGCGGGGAGGTGTGCTGGCCAGAGACCTGGGTGGACGAAGGGGTCGAGAAGCCCCATCCGCAGGCGGGGCAGGAGGTGGAGATATGGACCCCGTGGACGGCCGAGGACGCCCAGGCCCTCAACGCCGCCCAGACGGCCGACACGCTGTATCTGGTCCATCCCGGCTACCGGCCCCGGACGCTCACGCGGTTCGAGCATTGGGACTGGCGGCTGTCGGCGTGGGGCGGCGACGGCGACCTGCCGGCCCCCGACGGGCTGGCCGTGACCAAGTCGGGCTATGACGGGGCGCAATACCTGGTGACCGCGTGGAAGACGGCGGGCGGCGAAGGGCCCCCGTCGGACCCGGTGGAGGCCGAGGTCCTGCTGGCCTTCGAACTGGAAGGCCGGACGTTCAACGAGGTCTATGACTGGCTGCGGGCCCAGCCGGGGGCGCGGGCGCAAGGCTACATCCCCGACTACTGCGACTACGCCGCCAAGTCGGCCTTCCACATCCGCGAACTGCTGCGGACGGCCTGCCCCACCTCCAGTTGGGGGCAGGACACGGTTTCCAGCGGCAGCCGGATCGAATGGCCGCACGTCAGCCAGCCCTACCATGCCGGCGCACGGCTCAGGCTGGTGTGCCGGCACGTCCCGAACTCGGGCGGGACCCAGGACGCCTGGGGGCCCGGTTCGGCCGCCACGCCTTTTGTCACCACCACGTTCCCGGACCAGTGCCGCGTGTCGGACACCATCGCGCATTACCTGGGGCAGTTCGTGAACGACGGCCACGCGGGCGGCGGGCAGGCCAACGCCTTCCGCGACATGCGGGACGGCGCGAGGGCGTGGATCCGCGACCGGAACGCCGAGGCCGAGACCGGCGTCACCCATCTGGCGTGGCAGCCCGTGGCGGGGGCCGAACGCTATTACGTCTACCGCCGCGTGAGGGCCGGCGGCGCGTGGGAATGGCGGCAAATCGGATTCGCCGCCGCCCCGGCCACCGCGTTCATCGACAACCAGCTGTCCGCCGCCGGAAAGCCGGGCCTGTCTTCGGGCGGGAACCCCTTTTTGGAGCCCGGCGACTGGCCGGGGGTGGCCGCGTTCTACGAGCAAAGGCTGGTCTTGGGCCGGACCGACCGCAAGCCCACCACGTTCTGGGGCAGCCGGACGGGGGCCTACCAGGACTTTGGCCACACGGAGCCGGACCTGCGGGCGGACGACAGCTACGAGTTCACGCTGGACGAGGGGGTGGAGGGCGGGCAGGTCAACGAAATCGTGTGGCTGGCGGGGATGCAGTCCCTGCTGGTGGGCACGGCCGGGTGCGAGGCCCGCGCCGGCGGCAACCAGCCCCTCACCCCCCTGTCGCCCGACGTGAGGCCGCAGAGTTGGCACGGCGGGGCAAGGCTGCCCGCCCTGGCCGCCGGCCGGAGCGTGCTGTACGCCGGCCGCTCCCGGCGGGTGGTGCGGGACCTGTTCTACGACCTGTCGGCCGACGGCTTCAGGGGCGACGACCTCACGCTGTTCGCCGGGCACCTGTTCGAGGAGGCCCGCATCGTGTCGATGGCGTGGCAGCCCGAGCCCGATTCGCTGCTGTGGACGGTGCTGGAGGACGGGACGCTGCTCACCTGCACGTACCTCCCCGACCAGCGGGTGGCCAGCTGGAGCCGGCACGACACGGCGCGGGGCAAGTTCAGGGCCGTGGCCACCCTGCCGGGCCGCGACGGCCGGCCGTGGACGTGCTTCGCCGTCGAACGCGAGACGCGGGTGGCCGGCCTGCCGGCCGTCCAATGGTTCCTGGAAGCCATCGAACGCCCCCTGTCGCCCCCCGCCGACGCCCGCGACGCGTGGCACGTGGACTGCGGCCTGTCCACCGACACCGGCCAGCAGGGCGGAAGCGGCGAGACGCTGGAATCCACCGAGTTCACCGGCCTGGACCACCTGGAAGGCATGGCCGTGGCCGTGTTGGCCGACGGGGTGCCCCAGCCGCTGAAGGAAGTGTCGGGCGGGAAGATCACGCTGGACCATCCGGCGCGGCAGGTGACCGTAGGCCTGCCGGTGGAGGCCGAACTGGAGACGCTGGACCTGGACGCTCCCGGCCGCGACGGGCCTTCGGCCCTGGGCAAGGCCCGGGCCATTGAGGCCGTGTCGCTGCGCTTCCACCGGACGGGCGAGTGCCAGGCCAGCCACGGGGCCGACGGGACGCCGTGGCCCGACAGCGGCCGGTGGGACGACGCCCTGCGCCTGCCGCCCGGACGGAGCGTCCCCCTGTCCACCGAACTGTACACGGGGCCCGCCACGCTGTTCCCCCCCCGGCCGCCCGGGGGGCAGTCCACCCGGCTGCGGCTGCGGAGCCACGCGCCGGTGCCGTGCGCCATATTGTCCATCCGGGCCCGGGCGTCCTCGGGCGCCGAAACCCGCTAGGAGCCGGACGTGCTGGAATCCACGGTGCCCACCGTCGACTACGCGCTGGACGACCCCGCCCACCCGGGGCCCGACTGGCCCATACCGTTCCCCTTCGCGGAGGAGGAGGACGTGGCCGCCGCCCTGGTGGTGGCGGGAGAGGACGGCCTGGAGGACGTGGACGCCCTGTCGCCGGGGACGGAGTACAAGGTCGAGGGCCACGACCGCGAGAACGGCGTGTTCGCCGCCGGGACGGCCACGCTGCTGCCCCTGGACCGGCCGGTGCCCGACGGGGCAAGGTTGCGGTTGTGGCGGATAACGGACCAGCGGCAGGACAGCAGCCTTGCCCGGTACGGCAGCCCCTATCTGAAGGAGGCAGAACGGGCGCTGGACCGGTTGGTGATGATGGTGCAGGACACGGCCGCCCGGGTGAGCCGGACGGAGTTGAACCTGTCGGACGTGCAGCTGATCCCCGGGCCCCCCGGAGACAAGGGCGACCCGGGCCCTAAAGGCGATCCGGGAAGCAAGGGAGACCCGGGAAGCAAGGGCGACCCCGGCGACCCGGGCCCGACCCCCACGGTGACGGTGGCGGGCACCAGCACGCTGGCCCCGGGCAGCGCGGCCACGGTCTCGGCGGCGCCGACTTCGACGGGGGTGGCCTTGACCTTCGGCATCCCCGCCGGCCCGCAAGGCCCGCCGGGGGACGGAAGCGGCGGCTCCACTCCCGGAAGCGCCGGCGGGGCCAACATCCTCGTCAACACCGATTTCGCGCACGTCATCGACCAGCGGGGGATGCTGGGCGCGGCCCTCGGAAGCAGCGTCACGTATGCCATAGACAGGTGGGCGTCGCGGCTGGGCACGTTGACCCAAGAGGCCGGATGCCTGCGCCACACCGCGTC